GCTCCAGTAGCAGAGCCAGCACCAGCGGCTGAGGCAGCACCTTCAACTGAAGGTAGTGCAAGCGACATTCTAGCAATGATTAGAGCACGTCAAGGTTAATAAAACAATAACCGTTACTAGCAAAACCGAAGCAGAGATTCATGGTTTACCTGTCAACACTTCAAACGCTAGTAACGGCACTTTTTAGATAGGAGAATATTATGGCGAATAAATCATTCGACCCAACAAGGTTTCGTAAGGACCTAACAAAATCCATCTCAGGTATGAGTAGTGGATTTAACGATCCTAAAGATTGGATCAGCACAGGTAACTATGCACTAAACTATCTTATTAGTGGCGACTTTAATAAAGGTGTTCCGCTTGGTAAGGTAACTGTGTTTGCAGGTGAATCCGGCGCAGGTAAATCATATATCTGTTCAGGTAACATTGTAAAGGCAGCACAAGATCAAGGTATCTTTGTAGTACTAATTGACTCAGAGAATGCACTTGATGAAAGTTGGCTACATGCATTAGATGTAGACACATCTGAAGAAAAACTATTAAAACTGAATATGTCAATGATTGATGATGTTGCTAAAACATTGTCAACATTTATTACAGATTACAAAGCAATGGATGAAGAAGACCGTCCTAAAGTATTGTTTGTAGTTGACAGTTTGGGTATGTTACTAACACCTACTGATATCGATCAGTTTAACAAAGGTGATATGAAAGGTGATATGGGTCGTAAGCCCAAGCAGTTAACATCACTTGTTCGTAACACAGTTAACATGATTGGTTCATTGAATGTCGGACTAGTATGTACTAACCACACATATGCATCGCAAGATATGTTTGATCCAGATGATAAGATTAGTGGCGGTAGTGGCTTTATCTATGCATCAAGTATTGTTGTTGCAATGAAAAAGATGAAGCTGAAAGAAGACGAAGACGGTAACAAGATCAGTCAAGTTATGGGTATCCGTGCAGGCTGTAAAGTTATGAAGACTCGTTATGCAAAACCGTTTGAAGGTGTACAAGTAAAGATTCCATACTCAACAGGTATGAATCCGTATAGTGGTTTGCTTGAATTATTTGAAGCAAAAGATATTATTAAAAAGCAAGGCAACAGACTTGCATACACTACACTTGATGGTGAAGAAATACTTGATTATCGTAAAAAATGGATTGGCGAAAACCTTGATAAGGTAATGTCAGATTACTTAATAAAAGAAGCACAAGTGGTAAATACCGACGATGCTTCAGAAGAAGTTAATGACGACCAAATCGAGGAACTAGTAGATAATGGATGAAGAACAAATTGCTGATATATGGGTTTTATTTAAGGAATACTTAGATAAAAAGCAGGTAGAAATTGTTGCAGAAAAGTATATTGATATGCTTGCAGACTATGGTGTTGATGATCAACAGATGAAAGAACTGTTTGGTATTGATGCACTACTTGATGAAGCAATTGGCTACTATCTAGATATTGATGCAGATAATTATATTGATGATGATGAATGGGATTAAATAATGGGTTGGTATAGTGAAGTATCTCGAGACATTAGTAACATACCTAAGGCTGTAGCACACTTTGAAAATGAACTAGTTGACGCTCGTAAAGAAGTTAAACTAGTTGGTAATGTAGAACGTGCGGCTGCAAATATGCCTGGTATTGTCGAGCATAGGTTTAATCAACTACAAGAAATTGAAGCTATACTAAACTACCTAAACATTGAGCTACGTAGATTGCGTAGCTCATTCTTCAAAAAATATCTAGAGAATTATCAGCGAGCTCTGTCAAGCCGCGACGTTGAAAAATACGTCGACGGTGAGGCAGACGTTGTTGATTATGAAAAAATTATTAACGAGTTTGCACTAATGCGTAACAAGTGGTTAGGTGTACTTAAAGCTCTTGATCAAAAGCAATGGCAAATTACTAATGTTGTAAAACTTAGAGTAGCAGGTATGGAAGATGCAACATTATGATGCACCTTACCGAAACAAGAGGTAATTATATCTGGCCAAAGACCGATACAAGATGTTATAATTACATGATGACACATTTTGATTTGCCAGAGCAAATTTGCAAGTTTGTACCTAATAAAAAAGTTTGTGTTCAAGCTGGCGGAAACATGGGTGTATATACTAAAATGTATGCTGAACAATTTCAACATGTATATACGTTTGAACCTGAGCCTTTGAACTTTTACTGTTTAAATCAAAATGTTACTGAACCAAATGTATTTAAATATCAAAGTTGCATCGGTAAAGATCGCAAATTAGTAAATTTAAAAATAAAAGAAGCTAACAGAGGTAAAACTCATGTAAGCAAAGCTGGATCTATTCCAACCTTGCAGATTGATGACTTAGGATTAAATGTATGTAATCTAATACATTTAGATATTGAAGGGTTTGAATTATTTGCATTACAAGGTGCAATACAAACCATACGAAGATGTAAGCCAGTTGTTGTAGTAGAATATTTTGAAAAAAATGCTGTACGCTATGGATGGACATTGGAACAATTAGAATCATTATTAAAACAGCACGGTTACAAGTTTGAGCATAATATTGAAGAAGAAAGGATTTATATTCCTGCATGACAAAATCAATTCCTGCTTATATCATACGTCTTAAAGAAAATGAACATTCGTGTAAGATGGCAAAAGATTGCTTTGACCAAGCTATCGTACACGGATTATCTCCAGTTTACTTTGACGCAATTAACGGCAATGATGCAAAATTTCACTATGAAAAAACAGGCATTAAATTAAAACGAAAAATGAAAAAAGGCAGACTAGGTGTATTAGGATGCTTCTTTAGTCATTATTATCTATGGCTAAAATGCGCACGGACTAATACGCCCTTTGTTGTTTTAGAACATGACGGTTACATGTTAAAACCCTTGCCAGAAAATATATTAGACACATTTGAAGATGTATTAAAATTAGATAGATGTAATCCTTATAATAGTTCTTATGACAAAGTATTAGAAGAAGAATCAACCTTAAACCTATCAATAGAAAAATATACAAACTTACAAAATAAAAATCCTGTTAAAATTGGCACTGGCAATTATTTTAAAGGCGCATATGCATATATAATTAAACCAGCAGGCGCAAGAAAGATACTAAAACATATTAGACAAAATGGCCATGTAACAGCAGATCAACAAATTGGCGATTGGGTTGTAGATACTCGAACAACTGTTCCTAGTTTAGCAAGACTGCATCCGTTTTATGCAATAGGAAACAATATAAGGTCAGAAAGTTTAACACGCAATCTAAAAGAAAATTAATTAAAAAGTATACTTAAAAGTATCTAAGTCTTTTTCAAAATATTTTTGCACAACTAACTTCATTTCGTAATCATATTGATCTCTATAATATCCGTGATTACTTTTATTTGCATTATATAACTAGACCAAATTTTATCAGTAGGATTATGAGCAGCTTCTCGAACCCAAACTTTAAATCCTCTTTTGTATGCCCGCCATGCATATTTGTCCCACGGCTGTGCTTCAGCTAATGTACCTTGTTGTACAGCATATAGTCGAGAATGTGCTTGTTCTCCCATGTAATGAAACCAACTTAGTAAGCGTGAATACGGGTTCCTAACACATGCAAAATGATGTGCCGGAGTTCCAAATTCATCTGTGTACTTGCTATAGTCAAGATGCTTTAGGCCACGCTTTTCGTGATCTTCAAAATTTTGTTGCATCCATTTAAGAATGCTAGTGCCGCCAGTTTTAGGTATGTGTATAAACACAGCATCGTGTTTTGGTAAGTATATGCTCATATAGTATTTATACTATTAACTACGCACATAAATATCAGTATGGATATAGTTTTAGTTACAGGTGGTTTTGATCCATTGCATTCAGGACACCTAGCATATTTTAACGAAGCAAAGAAGCTCGGCGACAAACTTATTGTTGGTGTGAATAGCGACGAATGGTTAACACGTAAAAAGGGCAGGCCTTTTATGTCCTTTGAAGAACGTGTTGCATTAATTAACGAAATGAAAATTGTTGACCAAGTTATTGGCTTTAATGATAATGACAATAGTGCATGCCATGCAATTTTTCATACGCTAAGTACACATGGAAACATCAAACTAATCTTTGCAAACGGCGGAGACAGAACTAACACTACAACCCCCGAGTATCAAACATATGGAGATCATCCTCTTGTTGAGTTTGCGTTTGGAGTTGGTGGCGAAGATAAAAAGAATTCAAGCAGCTGGATACTAGACGAGTGGAAAGCACCTAAGACAGAACGTACATGGGGATATTATAGAGTGATACACGAATATGATAAACATACAAAAGTAAAAGAACTAGCAGTACCGCCCGGCGGGCAACTAAGTATGCAACGACATGCAGAAAGATCAGAGCATTGGTTTATTGCAGAAGGCACAGCAACAGTATATACACTTGATAGTAGTTCTGATGTTGATCTACATGGTGTATATAGACAACACCAAAGTTTACATATAGAAAAAGGTAGATGGCACCAACTAACCAATGAGCATGACGTTACTTTAAAACTAATAGAAATACAATACGGAAGTAATTGTGTTGAAGGAGACATCGAACGAAAATGATAATATTAGATGAAAATGATGCTATACTAAAATTATGGCAAGGCGGAACAAACGGATCGATATCTACTCTAGACGAAATCAGTAACTTTCCAATAGAAGATCCGGTAGCATTTCGCGGAATGACTAAACGTAAAATAATTAATGAATGTAAAATTTCCGAGCGTGATTTTTATTATATAGATACTGGGTATTTAGGTAACTTAGGAAAAAGAAAAGACTATCACAGGGTAGTTAAGAATAATGTACAACACGTTCGACCAATACCTGTTCCAACAGATAGATTTGATAAATTACAAAAACTAGCAAATAACACTTTCTATAAAAACAATTGGAATAAAAAAGGTTCTAATATATTAATAGTTACTCCGTCTGAAAAGCCCTGTAAGTTTTATGGAATAACACGAGATAAGTGGTTAAGCGATACAGTGCAGAAACTAGAACAACACACTGATAGAAAAATTATAATACGAGATAAGCCTATTAGACGAGAGCGCATTGGTAACAAAAGTATTTTTAATCAAATAGAACACGACGACATTTATGCAGTAGTTACATATAATAGTATTGCAGCAACCGAGGCAGTATCTTACGGAATACCAGCATTTGCAGATGCTCCGGTAAATGCAGCAAAAAGCGTATGTTCAGATGACTTTTCAAAAATTGAAGATCCATTTTATCCGGATAGGTATCAAGTAGATAGATGGTTACATTGGCTAGCATATTGTCAATATAACTGTATGGAATTAGAGGACGGCACAGCATTTAGAATACAGGAAGAATACAATTTATGTTAGTAGTTAGTTACTTAAATGGAATCCCACCAGGAAATAAAAATCCTGAGAAACCAGAAATATTAAAAAAGTTTATTGCAGGTGTAAACCGTGTAGGGTTAGACACAGGACAAGTTTCACGTCAGTGGAAACCTATGGCATGTGACGTTGCTATACTTCAAGGGTTTGTACATAAAAATAGTAAGAATACACGTCATCTGATGTTACGAAAAGATGTTTTAAGTTTACAAAAATTTAATAATAAAAGAACTGTAGTTA